TCTGACTTTAACACAGCCATACCCTCATCATACTGAGAGAGGTCCGGCTCGGTATACAGAGTTATCTTCTCACGCATATCAAGGTAATCCTGATAAAAAGTAAAACCCGTCCATGCAGCACCACCTAGTGCACCTAATAAGGTAAAGATAGCAAAGACCTTCCCCCCGGTAATCTTCATCCCGCTATACTCAATACTGGGCATCTATCATCTCCTGAATTGCATTATCTTGTGCCATGTTAAATAACATACCATACTGATCTTCTATTGTCTTGTTCAAATACTCAGTCACATTTGTATCTTGAAGATATGATTGACTATCAAAAAATGTTTTTGTATTGCCTAATATCTGCATAACAATTAAAGTTTTTGTTTGTGCAGCATCATCATATCTTGCTTTATCATCTATTTTTTTTACTATTTTGGTAGCAGCTTTTTCTTTCTTTGATACTTTAGGCTCCGATGCTTTCTCTTCTTCTACCTTTTCTTCTGGATCTTCTTC